GCCGGCGAATCTGGCCCTGACGGGTGTCTCGCCGGCCGTCTCGGGCTCTGGGACGGTATCCGTCACCATCCCGCCCGCAGACGCGATCTTGACGGGCGTCGCGCCGGATGTCGCCGCCGACGCCGCCACGATCGTCGTACCGACGGCGACTCTCACTCTCTCGGCTGTCGCGCCGACGGTCGTCGGAGAGGGTGTCGGCACCATCCTCGTGCCCGTCGGCGAGCTCACTCTCGTGGGAGTTCCCCCGCTTGTGGGCCGCGAGGACGAGCCCGGTCTGCTATCATTGTCTCTCAGCGCGCCTACGGTCACACTGACTCTCAGCTCGCCGGAACTCACGTTGGACATCACCGCACCCACCGTCACTCTCGCGATCAGCTCGCCGGGACTCACGCTGGAGGTCGCCGTTCCGTCGCTCGAGTTGATCATGGTCGGGGACTGAGATGGAATCGTACGAGGTAGGCGACCAGCCGACGGTCACAGGGACGTTCCGCGAACGAGACACTGGAGAGCTCGCGGACCCGACCGCCATCACCGTCCGGGTCCGCAAGCCCGACGGCACGATCACCCCGTACGATCAGGATGACATGGTGAACGTCTCCGTCGGGATCTGGGAGTTCACGCTCCCGGCGCCTGTCGATCAGGATGGGAAGTGGACGGTGAAGTTCTACGGGACGGAGGGCGTGATCGTAGCCGAAGAGATCTCGTTCTCGGTACAGTGCTCCGTCATGGATGAGGCGATCTGATGGTCACAGTCGCCGGAGCGGTCCTCCTCGGTCCCGGCAGTGGCGGCCCGTCGAGCAAGACTCTGAGTCTGCCCTGGCAGACCAAGGCGTGGCGATTCTACGGCGCGCCCGACGGCACTGTTGCGGCAGACGTCAGGACGAACGAGGGCGCGATCGGCGAGGTTCGCTTCGTCCTCGGCTGGATCGCTCAGCAGATCGGCCGAATCCACTGGGACGTTTGGCTCGACAGGAAACAACTCCCGCAGGAGCAGGCCGACGAGCTCATGCTCAAGGTCGCGAACGAGGAGTCGACGATCACCATCGCAACGAATCTCGTCGTCGCTGGCGAGCTCAACTACGTCGGGATGACCATGGCGCAACTCGAGTCACTCGCGGAGCGATTCGAGTCACTGATCGGCCCAGACTTCGCCGGGACGGAGGACGCGCTCTGGGTTCCCATCTCCGTGATTCAGGACAATCGGCAGAAGATCCTCGACGAGCACGCTGACAATCTCAACCTCCGGGCGATCTGGCCGCACCCGGCGAAGCCGACTGCCCCAGACCCGCCGCTGAAGAGCGTCCTCGACGTCCTCGACGAGATCGAGCAACTCCAGGACCTCGCCTACAGTCAGAATCGCAGCCGGATCGCTCAGATGGGCATCCTCACCGTCGCGCAGGAGTTCGATCTCGCGATCCCCGGTGGCAACTTCGGACAGCGACTCGAGGATGCGATCAACGCGCCGATCGCCGACCCGCGCACGTCGAGCGCGAGCCCGATCCTCATCCGAGGTCCGTTCGAGCTGATGACCGGCTCGCTGTCGAATGGCGCCCGCGGCGTCCAGTGGACGAAGCCGCAGCAGGAGTTCGACGAGCGTCTCGACGACAAGATGAAGTTCCAGATCCAGCGGCTCGCCTGGGGCCTCCCGGTCGCGCCCGAGATCCTCCTCGGCATGACGGCGACGAACAGGGCAGTCGCGTTCCAGATCGAGGAGACGACCTATCGGTCGCACATCGAGCCGATCTGCAAGCTCGTCGGACGCATCTACGCCAGGGCGCTCAAGATGCTCCTCGAGAACAAGGATCAGCGGGTCCAGGTGCTCCCGGACGCGACTGACCTCCTCGCTAAGCGCCACAGCGTCGCAGACGCCAAGGACCTGTACGATCGCGGTCTCGTCAACGGGCAGTACGTCAGGCGGACCGCCGGCATCCAGGAGGAAGATGCGGGGACGCAGGAGGATCTCGACCGGATCGTGCTCCTCCGGAAGGGCGGCAACCCCGGGCAGGGCCGAGAGAACGACCCGAGCGAGGTCGCCGGAAACGAGCCCGTTCGCGCATCTGCGGCGCTGGACGCCGAGGATCTCGAGGGTCAGCTCCGCGGCGCGGTCGACATGGCGTACGTCACCGCCGTCTCGAGGATCGGTGCCGCGGCTCGGAACAGGATCAACCGAGCGGGAGAGTACCTCACGCCGGGTCTCGACATCGACGTCGACCAGATCAGCAACAAGCGCCTCCCGAGCATGCTCGGTCCGGACCGACTCGCCGAGCTCAATCTCGGGATCGACGGCTGCGTCGATCCGGTCGTCGAGCACCTGACGACGTGGTGGCGAGGGCAGATCAGCATGGACGGCGCGCACGACGCGATGGCAGTCGACGAGAGTGTCGACGCTCTCGACAGATTCTTCAGGCACTGGTGTCAGAACGGCTCGTGCGGCTGGCCGCTGCCGGTCGCTGGCGATGCTCTCATGGGCCTGGTCCTGACGCCACTCCGAGAGCCGGTACTAGAGTCTGCACCTGAGGAGGTCGCCGATGTCGCATAGGTTCGCGGGTATCGCGCTCGTCGAGGGAGAGCCGTCCGGCGACGGTCGCCTGTTCGAGGTCGGCGCGCTCAACTGGGATGGGATGCTCCCGTTCGATCTTGTGTGGGATCGCGAGGAAGGCGACCACACCGCCATGATCGTCGGGTTCGTCGACGGGATGGAGCGCCGTGACGGGAACGTCATCTGGGTCGAGGGCGGACTCTCGGAGACGTCTGACCCTGCCACGCTCGAGGCGATCGGCCGAGTGATCGAGCTGCTCGACGAGGGGGCGACAGGTGTCAGCCTCCGCTGGGACGCGAGCGAGGTCGAGCTTCGCGTCAAGAAGGAGATCATCGACAAGCAGATCTCCGAGATGGAGGCTCTCTTCTCCGATGACGGGATGAAGCCGCCGGATATGGAGCTGACCGCAGATGGTCAGCGAGTCATCGTCGCGAGATTCAAGCACGACGACGCACTCGAGGTCACGACCAGCGCGCGACCGCGGCATCTCGCGATCGTCGACACCGGTGCGTGGTCTCAGGCGAAGATCGCGATGGTGACGACCGGCTCCATCGCTGCTGCTGCATCGCTGACCGAGTGGGACGCCTGCAGTTGGATGTTTGACGACCCGAAGTTCGGATCGATCCAGACCGACAAGCGACTTCGATACGACCCGGAGCGCGGGATCTGGAGCTGCCCGTCGACTCTCGTCGAGACGCCCCAGGGCATTCACCACTTCGGCCACATCACGCCGTCGGGCATCTGCCTTCGCGGTCGCCCTGAGAAGTGCCTCAACCCGCCGAACGGCGACCTCGAGGGCTTCATGCGCGGTCGCGCTCCCGCGGCTGGCGGTCGTCGCACCGGCGTGATCGTTTGCGGCGAGGGCTCCGCCCACTGTCAGACCGGGATCGGCATCGCCGAGGCGACCGCGTTCTACGACAGGGTCGGGTTCGGCGCCTCAGATGTCCGCGTCGGCCGAGATCAATACGGCATCTGGTTCTCTGGGATGGTTCGCCCAGGCGCGCCGAAGGAGCGCGTCTACGAGCTCGCGGCGAGTGACGTGTCTGGGCACTGGGAGTACCCGCTGTTGGGGATCAAGAACCGAGCCACGCTCGTCGGTCTGCCGGCAGTGAACGTCGGGGGCTTCCCGAAGGGGTATCTCACGTACGAGGAGTTCATCGGCGGACTCGCGGCCTCGGCTGCTGTCACCGTCGACGAGGGTTGCGGCAGTTGGGAGGGCGAGTTGGAGGTCGACCGTGTCACTGTCATCGTGGACGTCAACGAGCGGCTCACGCGCATCGAGCACGCGATCGGCGAGATGTACGCGGCGCATCTGCTTGCTCAGAGCGCCGACTGAGCGGCTCGGCGCGCGTGAAGCGTGAACTTCGACGACCTTGCCAGACTCATCCCGCTGGGCGGAGCGACATTCCTCATCGTGTTCGTCCTCGGCATCGTCATCCAGGAGCGGCATCAGTGGACTGTTGACCGGAGGGAGATGGAAGCTCGTCATGACGAGGAGATGGAGAATCTGCGCGAGCAGCACAGGGCCGCCCTCGAGACACGAGACACAGACGCCCAGCGAACCATCGCGTATCTCCGGAAGAGAGTCGAGGAGCTGACTGAGGAGTTGATCGAGGTACGAGCGCAGATGAGAGTCATGGGTAAGGAGATCGACGATCTGAGAGGTAAGACCTCGTGATGCGTCACATCCGTCGGCGTACCGATATCACGTTCTTCATCGTCGTGCCGGCCCTCCTCGTGCTCTGGATCATCATGATCTTCTGGTTGCCGAACCGGAACGATCGCGCGCAGAACGAGCGACTCGACAACCTCGACGGTGCCATCATCGCTCTCGCGACCGCCGTCGACGAGGCGCGAGCTCGCGGTGAGAACATCCCCACACCGGAGCAGATCCTCGAGGCGGCGAGACTCAATCCGGATCTCCTCCCTCGGCAAGGTGATCAGGGTGAGCGAGGTGAGGCAGGTCCCGCCGGAGAGATCGGCGAGATCGGTCCTCAAGGCGTCCCTGGCCCAGCCGGAGAGACAGGTCCTACGGGACCTCGAGGTGACGTCGGCGTTCAGGGGGAAGTGGGACCTGCCGGTCCGGCCGGACCTGCCGGACCTATCGGACCCGCGGGGCCGGCCGGTCCCACAGGATCGCAGGGAGATTCGGGTTCGCCAGGACCACCAGGACCTCAAGGAGAGATCGGGCCTCCTGGCCCCGCGGGAGAGACGGGAGCTACGGGTGTCACCGGCGAGACAGGCGCCACCGGGCCCGAGGGCCCGCAGGGTCCGATCGGCCCACAGGGGCCGGCGGGATTGACGTGCCCTGAGGGGTTCCACCCTGATATGTTCGAGTTCAACGCGCCTGGAGGGCAGGTCACGCTCTTCGTGTGCATCAGCAATTGAAGGAGACATCATGGACACGTTCATCCCCGTCGCCGTACTCATCGGCTTCGGCATCTCACTGTTCAATCTGATCCTCTACCTGAGGAACAAGCAGTGGGACAACGCATTCAAGATCTTGGGAGTGTGGGTCGCCTTCATCGTCGTCGTGCTCCTGTTCGCGGAGAGCGACTGGGCAGCCCAGGTCGTCATCGGCGACATCTCGCTCGAGGCGGCCAACTTCTGGTCGAAGGTCATCATGGGCGTGTTTCTCGGAGGCTCCGCTACCGTCGTCGTCGAGTTCAAGAAGGCCTTCGACAACGGTGACTCGGCTGCGAAGCCGAAGCTGCTGTAATGAGCCCACGGACCTCGGTCGCCGTCGTAGGCTCATCTGCGAGCGGAGGTGGCGGCGCTGCCTCACTGCTCGCCGAGGCCGCGGTGCGATTCGACTTCTCCGAGTACGACGACGTCGGCAACATGGTCGATGTCGTAGCGGGCTGGGGTCCGTTGACGCCTTCGCACTCCGGTGGCTCCCCGACTTTGGCCCTGATCGCTGAGGGATTGCAGGTTACGAACCTGGCCGCTCCCGGCCTTACTCGGTTCAGGATCGCTGGCGTACCGGGTCCTCTGTCATTCGACGGCGACGGCCTGACGTATCTCTCGGTGGTGCGAGTGTTGGAGGCCTGGGACAACAGCCCCGTGAGTGCGTTCGTACTGCAAGGCGACTACAACAATGATGGCGCTCCGACGCTGGCCGGAGAGTGGGAGTTGATCAACGGCAGTGAGGACAGTGTGTCGATACTCCACCAGGATCAGGGGCCAGGCTTCGCGAACATCGTCGACGACGGTGCTGTTGGCGTGGAAACGGACCCAGTGAATGTCGGCGGGGTATTCGTTCATGTCGTCGTGTTGGACGCGGCTGCCGAGGTCGTCCGCTCCTACCTTGCCAGCCCGGACGGCGTCACCACCATCCGCGACCTCCCGTTTACCGAGGCGGCGACATACACCGACTTCTCGATCGACTACTTCAACTGGAACGTGTCTCCCACGGGTGCTGCGTTCGACCGGGTGTGGATTGAGTCGGATGCCTGGAATCGCGCCCTCACCCCCGCCGAGGTCGCCGCGCTGGTCGCCCACTTCACGGGGTGAACTACTGGACGAGGTCGTCTGAGGTAGCTACAGTGCGACACCAAGAGAGGTCCACCGCGCAGTCGCATAGCGCAGTCGGAGGGCCGCCGACGCATAGCGCGGCCTCCAGATCGACGCCATACCCACAGCGACTGAGGGAGACACAGTGGACCGAGAGCAGATCCTCGCAATCATCGAGCGGATCGGTGGTGACAACCCGCCGGACCTCGCCGAGCTGGAGACCGCACGGTCTGAGCTCGCCAAGGCGATCCACGCCGAGGCCAAGGCAGATCAGCCGAAGCTCGACGTCCTGACGACCCTCCGGAAGGCATTCGGCGACGTCGGCACCGCGATCACCGAGAAGCAGGCCGAGCTCGCAGCTCAGCAGGCCAGCATCGAGGAGTTGCTCGCGGACGTGCCCGACCCGGACGCGCCGCCTGCCGCATCCGACACGCCCGATCCGGATGAGCCGCCCGTCGAGCCTGAGGTGCCCGAGGTGCCGGAGGTGCCCGAGGCGATCGTTCCTGACGAGGTCATCGAGCCGATTGCTGCTGCCGCGACTCCGCCTCGGACGATTCCCCTGCGAGACGCGATCACCAGGGTGGTCCACCGTCCTGCGACACCGGCGCCGCCTGTGACGGTCGGCACTCCCGGCAACAAGATCTTCCTCGAGGGAGCGCAGATCGATCACGTCCCCGCGATCCGTGAGATCGCAGGAGCCTTCGAGCGAATCACCCGCTCGCCGTCGACCGGCAAGGCGACCCTCCTCCGCTTCGACGCGGAGATGGCGCCAGAGCAGATGCTGCCTGGTACGACCGAGGGCAACACAGCTCTTCTCGAGCAGTTCATGGGCCCGGAGGCCATCGCCGCCGCCGGCGGCTGTTGCTCGCTTCCGACCCCGATCCGCTCGCAGAACGTGCTGAGCTCGTCCGCCCGCCCGCTCCAGGCGTCACTGCCGACGATCGGCGTGACGGATACCGGCGCGGTCACGTACTTCCCGGCCGTCTGCCTCCCCGATGAAGGCGCCGCGCTGTGGCTCTGCGCAGATGACGAGGACGTCGACTTCGACGACGACGCCACGTGGAAGGAGTGCGTCTTCATCGACTGCCCGACCGCGCAGACGACCATCGTCGACGCGGTGTACCGGTGCTTGACCATCGGCGAGTTCCAGCGCCGGTTCGCGACAGAGCAGTGGATGGCGATCATCCAGGCGACGATCGCGCTCCAGGCCCGGATCGCCGAGGCTCGCCTCTGGGCTCGCATGCTCGCGACGGTCAACACCACGCACACCGTGGCCGCGACCGGATCGTTCTTCGTCACGTGGGCGCAGGGCACGCTGCTCGCGGCGGAGTCCATCCGAGAGGATCAGCGCTACATCGACGTTCCGCTTCGTCAGTGGGTTCCCCACTGGTTCCGCGCCGCTGTCGCGTCGGACCTGATCGCTCGCCGAGTCGTCGACGTCGACAACCCCGGCGTGATCCAGACGCACATCAACGCCGTCCTCACCGAGGCCAACGTCAATCAGACGGTGCTCGGTCCGGACACGCAGTTCATCGAGCAGGTCGCTCAGGCGAACGGCACGCTGCAGGACTACCCCAACGAGATGGCGACCGTCATGGCGGCCGAGGGTCACTACAGCTACCTCGACGGTGGCCAGTTCGACCTCGGCATCGAGATCCGCGATCTCGACCTCGCCCGTCAGAACGCCGTCGCGGCGTTCGCTGAGGGCTTCGAGGGCCTGCTCGCCCGCGGCTGCAACGCGAAGCGGATGAACTTCGTCGTGGACGTCTGCCGCGACGCCGCTGGTTGCGAGGGGACCAGCTGACGTGACGGACCTCCTGCAGAATGACGTCGGCCTCCGGTCGGCGGGAAGGGCTCGCTACGGTCTCCTGGCCGTGGCGAACCCACTCCCGCAGGGCTGGGAGAACGGCGGCATCGCGTTCAGGAGCGTCGGCTGCGAGGCACCGGAGATCATCGCGATCTGTGACGTCGTCGATTCCACCGAGATCCGACCCGGCGACAACGCCGTGTTCGAGCCGATCTTCATCCGGCAGACCGCGGCATGTGCCGCCATGTCGAAGATCGGGTCCGTGGACATGGCCGGCAATCGCCTGTCGTCCACGACCGAGTGGGCCCTCGGACGAGCTCTCGTCACCGGCGCTGGGTCGAGCAATCCTGCTCTCGCGGACGCGACCCTCGTTCACGACGCGACCGACGACAACCCGACGATCGCCGCGATCTCCGCCGTATCGTGCATCGAGCAGACCGCCGCAGATCTCGGTTTCGGCGCCGAGATCACGCTGCACGCTCCGTTCCGGGCCGCCTCGTACCTCACGGCCGCGAATCTCCTCGTCGACGGCCTGTCGCCGACCGGCAACCCGTGGATCATCAGTCCCGGCTACCCCGGCAGCGACGACGGCAGCGCGGCCGACTCCGTGATCCGCATCTGGGCGACGGGCCCGGTGTGGGCCGGGGTGACCGGGATGTTCCCGGCGTCGTCCACCGGCCCGCTCGGCTGGCGTCAGAACTACGACGCCGCGATCGCATATCGACTCGGCATGGCCGCATTCGATCCCTGTCTCAACTTGTCCGCGACGTTCACCGTCCCCGCCTGTATCGGAGGCTCCTGACATGGCAGTCCAGTGTTTCCCCTTCGCTCAGGGTCGCCGTCTCCGTGTCACCGCGGTCGACAATTGCGGCAACCCTGTCGACGACGACCCCTGCGCCATGGTCGTGTCCAGCGGCTTCGTCCAGGTCTCGGTCGGCTCCGAGGTCGTGACGGGCACCACGATCCAGCCGCTCAACGCGGCAGGCGAGTTGTGCTTCCAGCTTCGCAGCCCTGACCAGTTCGCCCGCCACACGCTCCAGGTCGACTTCTGCAACGTCGACCCGTCCCTGATGAGTCTCGTCACCAACTCGTACCCGGTCCTTGACTACGCCGGCGACATCGTCGGATTCCAGACCAAGGAGGGCGGTCACGAGTCTGGCTACGCGCTCGAGATCTGGATGGGCGTCCCGGGCGTCGACTGCCCAGAGCAGGGCGCCAATCCGGTCGACAGCCTCGGCTACGTCCTCTTCCCATTCGTCGTGCCGGGAGCTCTCGGCGACTTCACGATCGCCAATGCCGAGGTCACGTTCCGTGTCGCGGGCTTCACCAAGGCCAACGGCAACTGGGGCACTGGCCCGTACGAGGTCGTCGCGCAGGACGCGAACAACCTGCCCGGCCCACTCATCGACCCGCTGCCGTCCGACGTGCACGCGCACCTGCAGTGGACCTCGGTCCCGGCGCCTGACGCGTTCTGCGGCTGCCTGCCGTTGAGCAACAGCGGCAGCTGATCACCGGGAGGGATGGCCCTCACTCCTGGCGCATCCGGCGGGAGGCCATGGTCCACCCATCGTGGCCTCCCGCTGTGATGATAGTATGATCTCACCGTGAGCGACCTCCCCGACATCATCTACGTCGTCCGCTCTGGGGACTCGAATCCGTCACTCCGGTTCAGCCTCCGCTCACTCGCGAACATGCCACACCGGCAGGTGATCGTCGCCGGCTACTGCCCGTCGTGGGTCCGGAACGTCGCCAAGGTGCCGGTCCGTCGGCAGGTCGACAAGTTCACCAGCATCGAGAACAATCTCATCGCGGCGCTCACCTTGTCAGGTCTCTCAGAACGAGTTGTCTATTTCAATGACGACTTCTACGTCATGGAGCCGATCGACGAGGTGCCGGTCATGAACGGTGGGCCGTCGTCCACGTACCATCCTGTTGACAAGATGCGCTTACGATTCCGCAACACACTCAAGGTGCTCGGCATGGACGACCCCCTGAGGTATGACGGCACGCACGTGCCACTGCCGCTCGACACGTATCATGCCCGCTACCACCTGAGCAGACTGCCGGACAACGTGCTCTGGAGGACTTGGTACGGCAACGTCGCTGAGATCGGTGGGGTCACGGTTCAGGACGTGAAGAGTCACGATGGTCGGATCATCCCAGGCCCGTTCATGTCATCGTCGCACCGGGCGATCAACTCGCTCCGTCAGTACCTCGACGACGTCCTGCCCAAGGGAGGCCCATATGTCTGAGACGACGTTCGACTACCACGGAGTCGAGCTCGCGTACTTCGACCACCTCTACAACATCACATTTCTCAACGAGCGTCGCGTCGAGATCGCCGTCGCTCACCACCGCCTCGGTCAACTCGAGAGTCCGTGGCACCGTGATGGTGGTCTCGAGGTCGGCAACGTGCTCGGGCACTACGAGATGCGATGCCACCGAGTGTTTGATCTCTACGAGCAGCCTGCGTGGTATCAGGACTGTCAGAAGGTTCACGCAGTTGACATCCTCAAGTTTCTCGATGTTGAGCATCCTATGTTCCCGTGGGTGATCTCGATCTCGACGGTCGAGCACACCGAAGATCCGGTGGGGGCGATCGAGGCACTCAGATCGATGGTCGCGCCAGGTGGGTGGCTTCTCGTGACGTTCCCGACCGGTGTCAATGACGAGTTGGACGAGCTCATCCAGTGGTGCGATCAGACGTTCACTCGGTGGTGTACCATGTCACGCGATGGTGAAGGATGGCGTCAGGACGTCAAACCGGTCATCAGTCCGTACGGCCCGTGGGCGAACAGCGTCGCGATCTGCGAGTGGGAGGCACCATCGTGAACGTCGTCATCTTCGTGCCGCGTCGTCGCGACGGAGGTTGGAGAGATCAGTTGTGGGAGTTCTGTGTGAAGCGGTGGATCGAGAACTTCCCGGAGTGGCCCATCATCGAGGGGCACCACGATGAGGGTCCGTTCAACCGGTCGGCGGCGATCAACGAGGCAGCACGGATCGCCGACGAGTTCGTCACAATGAATGGACCGTGGGACGTGGCGTTCATCATCGACAGTGACACGATCTCAGACCCGGACTTCGTGCGACAGGCCGTCGAGATCGCGCACGAGACGGGCATCCTGACGGTGGCCCACGACCGACGGCACATGCTGACCGAGTTCGGCACGAAGCGGATCATGGAGGGATACGCAGGCAGTTGGAAGCGATACGTCAAGAGGACGTACAGAGACAGCGTCAGTTGCGCCGTTGCCGTCTCGAGGAAGACGTGGGATCTCGTCGGCGGCTTCGACGAGAGATTCGTAGGCTGGGGCTATGAGGACACGGGGTTCCACATCGCGTGCGAGACCGTGACCGACCACTCGATCCAGACGCTCCACTCGGAGTGCTGGCATCTCTGGCACGCGCCACAACCTGAGGCGTACGACGGGTCGCCGACGCTCGCTCGCAACAAGGCGCTCAAGCTCAAGTACGAGGCGGTCAGATGGCAACCTGATCGGCTGCTCGCCCTGATCCACGGTCAACCGGACCCGGCGTCACCGACGTACGCGGGCATCCCGAAGATCCTCCACCGGACGGTTCCGGAGCACACCAGTGACGACGTCGAGCGGTGGTGGACCAGATTCGCTGACCTGCACCCGGATTGGGATCTCAGGACGTACCGAGAGCCGATCGACCCGGCAGATTGGCCGCTCACCGGCGACCTGTTCGGCAGGTGCAAGAGCGGCGCCCAGAAGGCCGGCCTGATCCGGCTTGAGGCACTCGTCCGGTGGGGAGGTGTGTACGTCGACAGCGACGTCGAGCCCTTCCGCCCGCTCGACCCGCTGCTCCACCTCCCGGCATTCGCCGCCTGGGAGGATGAGAAGGTCGTCCCGGATGCCGTGCTCGGTTCGATCCCTGGGCATCCGGCGTTCCGTGAGATGCTCGACAAGGCGCGGTGGTCCGTCGAGCACGGCGAGGACGAGTGGAAGAGTGGGCCCGGTGTCAGCACGGCCGTCCTGCCGAAGCGAGATGATGTCTTGGTCCTCCCTCCCGGCGCGTTCTACCCGGCGCACTACCTGGAGAAGGCCAAGCTCGGCACGAACGGCGAGCGACCGTGGGTGTTCCTCGAGCACAAGTGGTATCACAGTTGGGGAAGTCCTGCCCAGCTTGAGTCGAATCGTCGTCGGCAGAGAGTTCCAGAGCCGACGTCGTTGGTACCGGTCCCGGTCACTGACGCCAAGGTCGCTCTGTGCATGCCATGGAGGCCCAGCACGGACAGAACGCGCATCGCGGCGCACGACTGGTGCGTCAAGTACTGGGCGGAGCGGGGACTCGCGGTCTACGAGAGTACGGGGGCGAGCAGATCTGAGATGTGCAACACGGCGGCCGCGATGGCACTCACTGATGGCTGGGCGGACGTGATCGCGTTCGTCGACGCGGACACGTGGGTGCCGATCGCGCAACTCATCTCGGCAGTCCAGGTCGCGCGTGAGACCGATCACATCGTTCATGCCTTCACCGAGTACTACAACGTCGGGCAGGCGGTGACGCAGAGGGGACTCAGGTCGCGGGCGCCTGTCGTGTCGCAGATCATACGCGGTCTGCAGCCGAAGCGGACTCACGTGTCGGGCGTGACCGTGCTCTCTGTCGATCTGCTCGAGAAGATCGGCGGGTACGACCAGAGATTCGTCGGGTGGGGCTTCGAGGATCAGGCGCTGAATCTGGCAGCGGTGACGATCGGCGACGGTGTCCATCGGATCAATGGACCTGCCGTGCACTGGTTCCACCGACCAGACCCGACCAAGCACCGTCCGATCGGGCCGTCTGACGACGGCGTGCGCCTCATCGCTCGGTACTGTCAGGCCGCCGGCTGGACACCCTCTGGTGGGTACGTGGCGCGTCTCGCGGCGAGAAGGGTATTCGAGCCCGTAGAGGGAGGTACTCCGGATCGAGATGCGATGATCGCTCTCCTGTCGGAGGACGGCGGACCGCTCGCTCACCGAGTGGTAATCTGACCCCATGCCTGCGTGCGACTGGGAGCCGATCGGCTGCGACGGCTGCTCCGAGTTCTCGACACTCGACGACGCGCAACGTCAGGAGATCCAGGCATGGGCGGTCAATCGGTTGTGGCTCTGGACTCACCAGCGTTTCGGGCCGTGCCCGGTCACGATGCACAACGACAGTCCGGAGTGTTGCGGTGCGACGTTAGAGGCTCAGCTCCGCGGGATCATCTGTCTCGACAACGAGATCGTCCTCCCCGGTCCGATCTCTGAGCCGATCTCGATCGTCATCGACGGCGAGGACCTTGACCCGTGCTTATTCCATGTCGACGACTACAACATCCTCGTCCGAGACGACGGTGGCAAGTTCGTCGGCGACTGGGAGATCGTCTATCTGCTCGGCGAGGCCGTGCCTCCGGGCGGTGGCATCGTCGCCGGTATCCTCGCGAGGGAGTACGCCAAGTCGATGTGCGGCGACAGCACGTGCCGCCTCCCGAAGCGCATCACGTCCATCACGCGACAAGGTCTCACGATGGGTCTGATCGACAACTTCGGGAACCTCAAGGACGGCTACACCGGCATCTGGGAGATCGACGACTGGATCGCCGCGCAGAACGAGCCGGCCCAGCGCTCGAGCGTCTTCAGCCCAGACATCCCGCGGTATCGGACGACGACCTGGACGTGCGATGAGAGTAGCTGACGCGCTCGACGAGCTGCTCGAGTGCGCTCATGACGCCATCGACCCGCCGGTCTGCCGCTCGTTCATCCATCCTGGACCGAACGCACCGCACGACGTGTGCGAGATCGGCAAGAACGGCACGGACGGTCAGCTCTGGGTGGCGAGTCTCGGGACGACCCCTGGGTGGCCCGACCCGACCGGGGAGCCGACTACCTGTGCCACCGCGTGGGCGGAGAGGATCGAGATCGGCATCGTCAGGTGTGCCAAGGGGAGACTCCAGGACGACGGGAGCTCGCCCGCCGAGGAGGACGTGACCGCGGACGCGACCCAGCAGCACGTCGACAAGCTCGCCGTTCGATACGTCATCATGTGCTGCTTCGGCATCGAGCCCAAGGACCTCGTCGTCGAGGGATGGGATCCTGTCGACCCGCAGGGCGGCTGCGTCGGCGGCGTGTGGACGATTCGCATCCGCGACGCCGGTTGCGACTGCGCGAGTTGGACTCCTGGTGCCTGATGGCGCGAAGTGCACGGTAACGGTCCGACTCGACAAGAGAGCGCTGGACCGAGAGCTCCAGGGTCGCGATGGCGCCGTCGGGCACGTGATCGCCGGGTTCGGCGGCATCGTGACCAAGGAGATCAAGGCGGTGTTCCGGGAGCGGGCAGGCGGGGTCTTCTGGAAGACGACCACGCACGTCGAGCAGGGCACCAGGGGCACCAGGGCGATCATCACGGTCAAGCGGTCGAAGCCCCATAGCATCGTCGCAAAGAACGCGCCGGCTCTGATCTTCTACTGGCAGCGCGAGTCAAAGTGGTTCGTCGGGCCGTCGGTGAATCACCCAGGTTCCGCGCCGCCGGAGGAGTTGATACTATCTGGAATCGCGAACGCAGGTCGCCGGGTGACGTTCACCCGGGCAGCTCCGACGATCGCCTGACAGGAGGGTCAAGGGACATGGTGAAGTCGTTCGAGACGAAGCAGCGCGAGCGGAAGGTCACAGAGTTCGAGCTGGACGGTGAGACATTCACGTTCACTCATCCGAAGAAGGCGAGCCTCATCATGAGCGTCGTCGAGGAGGGCGGGCTCGACAAGAACACGACAGACTCCGACAGCATCCGCGACCTGCTCAATTGGCTCGGAGAGGGTCTCAGCGAGGAGCAGGGCGACAAGATCCTCGCTCGACTCCGTGACCCGCAGGACGACTTTGATCTCCCCGATGTCAACGACATCGCTCGACACCTGCTGGCACAGACCAGCAACCGCCCTACGAGGCGGCGATTCGCCTCATAGGCGTGTCGCTGAGTGACGACTTCGACGGCTGGGCGACCGCGAATCATCTCGACCTTGGCAAGATGCCGATCAAGAAGGCCCTGAACGTCGTCTGGCACTATCTCACCAAGGACGGAGATCAGAAGGGCATCGACGCCCTCAGGGCGAACCTGATGCGACCGCTCCCAGGCGACCACGAGGTCAGTGAAGAGGTAGTATCAGCCGAGCTCGACATGTTCCGGACGGCAATGAGTAAGAAGATCTGATGGCGACCAAGATCGGCGACCTCTTCTTCGCGGTTACCGCGAATACCTCGGACGCTGCCCGCGCCATCTATGCCCTCGGCGGAGCTGGTCAGGACGCCGCGTCGATCATCAGCACGAGTCTTGCGGTCGCGTTCGGGGCTGCCGCGGTCGCCGCCGCGACGGCAGTCGCCGTGATCACGTACCAGGTCGTGAAGATGGGTGCGGCGTTCAACGTCGCGAGTCAGCAGGCGTTCGGTCTCTTCACCGCTCTGACGGGATCTGTCAGTGAGGCGACGGTACTCATGCGTGAGTTTGCCGAGCTGACACTCAGCAGCCCGATCTTCGACACTGCCAACCTTCAGAGGACCATGTCTCTGCTCCTCACGTTCGGTGTCGCGAGTGACTTCGCGTTCGAGATGGCGAAGAACATCAACCTCGCGGCCATCGCGCTCGGCAAGGGCGAGTTGGGTGCCGTTCAACTCGCCAGAGCCATCGGTCAGATCCAGGGTCGCGGTTGGCTCGAGGGAGATGAGGCCCGTCAACTCTCGGAGGTCGGCGTCAACGCGTACGCCGTCATCGCCGAGGCCATCGGGAAGACCACGGGCGAGGTCATGAAGATGGGTCGCGCCCATCAATTGCTCGCCGAGGACGTCATCCCGATCCTCAACGCGCACCTCAACGAGACATTCGGGCCCGTCGCGCAGAACCTCCTCAACACGTACAAGGTCCAGGTGCAGGGCCTCAAGAACGTCCTCACCGGCATCGGGTCTGCGATCGTCGAGCCGTTCGCCGGCAGGACCGGAGGTGGCGTCCTCGTCGAGTTCATCAAGGACGTCCGCGAAGAGCTCTCGAGTGTGATCGAGGTCGGGTCCGACGGGACATTCAAGCTCGTAGGCGCGCTCGAGCCGCTCAATGAGCTGACGACGGCTCTCGCGGCCGGCTTCGCGGATATGGGTGACTCGTTCGTGCGCATGCTCGGTCAGGCGACAGAGAGCGAGGCGCTCGGAGGATTCATCAGAGAGCTCGCTGAGGCGGTCCCGGGCATCGTCGATGGCATCCAGAAGTTCTCATCGGGAGCAGCCGACTTCTTCGGTGACCTGTTCAAGGCGCTCGGGCCCGTCCTTCCCGCACTTGGGCAGACGTTCGCGCTTCTCGGTGACTTCGTCATCAACGCGCTGCCTGCCGCAGCCGAGGCAGTCGTGAGCTTCGTGGACGCCGCGGCACCGATCGCGGCCACACTGGTAAACATCACCAATCTGCTCCTCAAGTTCGCATCGCCGATCATCGTCGACCTGCTCGAGGGGTTGGCCACCGTCTTCGGAGATCTCGCTGACGTCATCGATGCTCTCGGCGGACCGCTGTCGCTCGTCGTCGGGTACTTCGGCACGCTGGCCACGAACGCTCTACTGGCCAGTAGGGCGGGTCAACTCAGCGTCTTGACGAGCGGCATCAGCGGACTCGCGACGGCCTTTGCCGGCCTGGCCGTGCAGATCGGTCTGGTGCTCGCGGCGATGGCTACATGGCAGGCTGTCAGTGCCGGCGTGCGCGGTGGTAAGGCTCAAGATGACTTCCTCTACGGTGACGTCCCCGCGTGGCAGCAACCGTTCCAGTCGGCTGGCCGGATCGGACGCGCGATCGGCATCGAGGCGTGGGGTGGTGACGGTTGGGCGACGATCGTCCAGGAGGACCTCCAGCACGCCGCCGACTCCTCGGAGGAGTTCGGCAGGGAGTTCGCGCAGTCGATGCGCCACTCTGAACTCAGCGTCGAGGAGTTCCAAGATGCGATGGAGACTGCGGGTCTCGACTTCTTCGCGCAGAGCGCCGGGGCCGCCGAGTACCGTGACATCATCGCCGACATCGCCGCCGAGATCCAGGCCGCGAATGTCGCCGAGGGCATCAGGACGTCGGGTATGGCCGCCGACCTATTCGAGGCGCGCGACGCTGCGCGGGCCGCGGCGATAGCGACCGGTGAGTTCGGCGAGGAGGTCGAGGAAGACGTCGACATCCTCAAGGAACTCGGCCGTGTCGCCAATGAGGCTTGGGATGCGGTCAAGCAACTTCTCAGTGCCGACAAGGGCGCCACCATCGACGAGTTCCTCATGAAGTTGCCCGGGCTCGCCGAGAATGTCACGAACGCGCTGAAGATGGACCCGGGCATCCTCCGTGATCTCGATCTCCGCGGCGCGACGGAGGATGTCAAGCAGGTCGCTCGCGATCTCGTCATGACGCTGTCGAAGGACTACGGCATGTCGCTCGACCAGATCCGAGCCATGCTCGACCAGCGAGGTCTCGGCGGCGTGATCGAGGCGCTCGGGACGATCACCAAGGAGACGACTCAGACGGTCGACCCGCTGATCGCGAAGTACGGTCAGTTGGGCGCGTCGGCCGACGAGATCAGTGAGGCACTTCGCAACCTCAACGAGCAGCGACAGACCGCGATTCAGGCCCAGATCGATCAGGTTGAGGCGTCACTGCGCGACGCTCGGATTGCCGCCGAGGAGGCGCGCGACGCGGTCAAGGACTTCCTCTCCGGCGGCTACCTGGACAGTCCGCAACAGCTCGTCGATCAACTCATCGGAGACATCGGCGGCATCGGGTCCAGCATCGAGGACGCGCTCAAGCAGGGTGGCGTCCGCGGTGAGGCCGCGGCCCGGCTCGCGCTCGGTGACCTCGCGGGTCAGTTGGCCGAGATCGTCAATGCCGGCTTCGAGCAGGGTCTCAGCGGTGCGCAGATCGTCGACCTGATCGGACCCGTCATGACGGCGATCAATGAGGAGGTCGGCCAGGGCGCCAATCGCATCAGCTCGCTCGACTGGACCGAGGGCATCACGCCGAACGCCGGCAGCAAGATCATGGACGCCCTCATGAGCGGCATGGACCCGGGAGCGATCCAGGATCTCATCAACAACATCCTCGGCGCGGACGCGAGTGTCGCCGGACTCGAGGCCAGACTCGAGAGCCTCCAGGCCGAGATGAGTGTCGACGCCGAGTTCAGTCAGGCGCAGGTCCAGGCGGCGCTCGACGAGATCCACGCGTCGACGATGGTCGAGCCGGTCGTCACGCCAGAGGCCGCCCAGCTCGTGTTCGACGCGATCCAGGACGTGCTGAACACGGAGGGTCTCGAGCCATCCATCGACAAGGCACTCATGATCCAGCAGATCCTCGACGCCGCCAAGGAAGCGGAACGTCAGATCTCGCTCGTGTTCGACTCCAATCTCTCATTCGACACGGCATCACTCCACGAGGTCGCCCGAGCGGTCGGCGAGGAGTTCTACGCGGCGTTCAACGACCAGTTGATGCAGATCCGCGATCAGCGAGCTCAGGAGTGGGGCTTCGAGAACTACAGCCAGATGCAGCAGGCGCTCGGCCCGGCGGTCGCGGCGGCCACCATCGGCGGTACCAACATCACGCAGACGATCCAGAACGACATCCGCATCGACGGGAGTGCCAGCCCGATCTCTACCGCGAGCGAGATCGTCGCCGCGTCGAGTGCCGCAGCCGGTAGCGGTGGGCGATACGACCCCGGTAAGTACTACGGCCAGGGCGGCCAGTACGTCGGATCGGGCCCCCGCTGATGCCGCTCGTGAACACGACTCGTGAGGGCACTCTCACCATCAGTGGCATCTCGTTGAACCCGGCCAACGGCGCCTGGGGAGTGTTTGGCGACGAGCGCGGTGAGGGTGGTCTCGTTCACCTCTGGACGAAGTTCGACGTGCGCGGCGAAGACCGGCTCCTGCCCGGCGCGACCGGCGTGCTCGCCTACCCGCGCAGGATGACCGTGACTCGGTGCGATCTGAGATTCCTCGTCGCAGGCGACATGATCGGGCAGACCAGCACGCCGGCGACCGACTCGATCCAGGGCCTCGCGACGAACTTGGAGTACCTGCGCGCGAACATCCTCGCGCCAGTCGTGTCTGCCACCGGCACCCGTGCCGCGGTCCTCACCGTGCCAGGTCAGTCGAACAGATCTGCCAGCGTCCACGTGCTCGGCATGGTGATCCAGTCCTACGCTCTCAGTCTCGGCTGCGACGGTTCGATCGCGATCACCACACTCCAGTTGTCCATCCCAGGGGGGAGATTCGCCTAATGACGGTCACATCGAGAGGCATCGACGGCGGCGTCGACATCAACGTCCTGGTCGACTCGACCGCGTCGGGCGACGCCGAGATGGTGAAGCTCGCCGTCGGGACTGTCGGCTCCGCAGTTATAAGTCCTGGTGATGCCACTAACGGCCTCGATGTCGACGTCACTAGGATGGTGCCCGGCACGAGCGCCACGTCACTCGGCAAGGCAGAAGACTCTGCGGCCGCGTCGGCGGACACCGGGGTCTTCATCCTCGCGATTCGCCGCGACGCGGCGACGAATGACGTCGACGCGGCAGGCGATTACTCTGGTATCCACGTCGACGCGCTCGGCCGGCTGTACGTCACCGGTGTTCACGCCGAGGACGCTGCCGCCGCATCCGGCGATCTCGGACACTTCATGCTCGCGATCCGCCGCGACGCTCCCACGTCGAGCGCGGCGGCTGGTGACTATCACGAGATCCAGGTCGATGCGCTCGGTCGAGTCTGGACGTCAGGGTCATACGCAGAAGACGCTGTCGCTACCTCTGGCGACTATGGAAAGTTCGTGCTCGCAGTTCGCCGTGACGCGAAGGTCGCGAGTTCGGCCGCCGGGGACTACCACGAGCTGCAGGTCGACGCGGTCGGCGCTCTCTGGACTGCAGACGTCCAGACCGAGGATGCCGTCGCCGCGTCTGGCGATCGCGGCTCGTTCGTCCTCGCCGTCCGTCGGGACACGCCGACCTCTGGCGCCGCAGCAGGCGACTACCACGAGTTGGAGGTCGACGCTCTCGGTCGTCTGTGGGTCAGCGGCACGCAGGCCGAGGACGCCGCGCACACCTCCGGTGACACCGGGCAGTTCATACTCGCCGTCCAATCGCTCGCCCGCACCTCGCGGTCGGCCGACAACGATTACACCCCGGTCGCTGTCGATGCGGCGGGTGCGATCTTCGGCGCGGTCGTACCCGAGAACAACTCGGCGTGGGCCGCATCGAGTCACAACTCGATCTCGGCCGCATCCGGAGTCATCAAGGCGTCGGCGGGCAAGTTGTACCGCCTGAAGATCACGAATGACAACGCGGCAGCCAGGTGGTTCCAACTCTTCAACCTGACCGCGGTGCCTGCTGACACGACAGTCCCGACCGTCTCAGTCCAGGTCCCGGCCAACACGACCATCCCGCTCGAGTGGGGGGACATGGGGAAGTACTTCAGCACAGGTATCAGTTGGAGCAACTCGACGACTGGCGGACAGAAGACGCTCGCTGGCACTGACATGCACGTGGACGCCCAGTACCTGTAGGCCATGCCACTTCTCTTCTTGCTTCACGGAGGTGGATCGGCACCTCTCACGACGCCGCCGAGATACGAGGTCACGGCCGAGCTTCTCGACCGAGACGGTACCGTCGTCGCCGGCGACCCACTCCTCACGGCGTTCGGCCTGACCTGGTACGACGAGGAGAACGGGCCCGGGTACGGCGAGGTCACCATGGCGCTCTCGGAGGCCGGCTCCGCCGAGCTGATCCCGGGCAGGTACGTCAACTGCCTCGTAGACGGTCAGGTCGACTTCACGTGGAAGATCGAGGGCAACCCCGAGTTCAAGATCATCGACCGTGGAGAGGAGAAGATGCAGGTCATCCGGGTGCGAGGCCGAGGATGGACGTGCATCTTCGACGAGGCGCTCGTGTACCCGGAGTACGCCCTCAACTTCTCTGTCCAGACGACCTGGCGCCTGTTCAGTTTCGCGTCCGCTCTCTTCCCTAACGCTGGGACGTGGGCAGCGGCCGTCGAGCAGGCCGAGTACCTCGAGGGCGTCACGGAGGCCGACTGCTACGGGCACTGGCAGCGAGCGCCAGACGGCCTGGCGTACCCGGCACCGATCGGATGGCCGTGGGGCACGCACCCGTCGAATCTCGTGAACGGTGTCCCGACCACGAACTACGTCGAGCAGTTCTGGCTCCGGACGTCGAACCAGCCGTCGTACGTGTCCACCGGCTACTACTTCTTCAGGCGGACGTTCACGCTCACCGATCCGCTGACCGCGGTCAAGTTCACGTGCACGGGAGACAACTTCTTCACGCTGTTCTTGGAGGGCGTGCCGATCCTCGGCGAGAAGATGGGCGCCAACAACGACCACCTCATGTGGCAGGGATGGAAGGAGCAGACGATCTTCCTCCCGGCCGGCGAGTACACGCTCGGTGCGGTCGTGTACAACATCAGCTTCGCGGACATGGGAGCCGGAGCCCCCGTCGACTCTCCGCCGTGCCTCGCCCAGGGATGGGCAGGCGGCGCTAGATACGACAACCCCGGCGGCCTGCTCTGCGCGATCTACGTCGACGGCGACATCGTAGACGACCCCGTGCCAATCGTCATGTCAGACGACAGCTGGGTCGGGTACTACGACGCGACCAGTTGGCCGGGTTGGACGCCGGGTCAGGTCTTCACGCAACTGAACGCGGAGGCGCTCGCTCACGGATCGATCACCGTGTACAACGGTGGGACGTGGACGGACGACGTCGACTCGGACGGCGACGCGTGGCGCCCGACGGACACGACGGTGACTCGCCCGGACATGCCGACGTTCGCAGCCGAGGTCGGCTCCCCCGTCATGCAGGCGTTGATGAAGGCGCACGAGGAGGGATGGATCAGGTGGCACGGTCAACCCGGGAACTTCCTCCTCGACATCCGCCGCGGTCGTCTGCCGACGACCCCAGTCGCGGTGGCGACGTTCGATTGGGCGACGAACCTCCTGTCGCTCGAGCGGAAGGCCACGTCGACGTACGCGAACGCCGTCCTGGTGCAGTGGACGAACGGATACCTGCCGGTCCCTGACGCGGCCGAGATCGCCGCGTACGGCACGAAGGTCGAGGTCACGTACTCTGGCGACGCCGCGACCGAGGAGGAGGCCCAGCGTCAGGGAGAGAACGAGCTGCTCCGGATGGCGCAGGACCGCTACCCGGCGATCGTCGCGACCATCGAGCCACTCGACAACAGCGAGTACCCGTACCTCGGATTCGGTGTCGGCAGCTACGTCTCGGTGCCCGCCGTCGGAGGTGGGTTCGAGACGGTACGCGTGCTCTCCATCAGGTGCGGACAGGACGAGCTCGGCTACCCGATCTGGACGCTCGAGCTGAATCAGAAGCTCGACGTGCCGGAGCGCCGCGAGTCCCAGCTCCTCCAGCAGATCGGTGGCAGGCAACAGATCGTCCGTGGCGTGGTCCACTGATGCCCAAGGACAACCCGCGGGGCCCGCTCGACCCGATCTTCGACGTCAAGAAGCGCCGAGGCGCGGTCCAGGTCGGGAACTCGTACCCGAGTGAGTACGTTCCCCCCGGAGAGATCAGCGACTTCGTGTGGTACACGACAGCGAACGGCGGCGAGTACCCGGTAGGAGGTATTGACGCCACTGATCCCGTGATCGCCGGGCAGTCGCTCTTGTATGGCTCTAACTTCCGCACCGGTGGCGCCGGGCCGACGACAGAACCTACGTTCACTGGCACGGCCACGCTCGGGGCGTCATCGACGGTAGCCGCCGTCGCCGGTTATGACACCCTCGGCGCGTCACGCGGATCTTCCGGGATCTGGATGGCGTCTGTCACCGGTTCCGGCGACTTGACCATCCCGGATCGTGGCAGTGCTCAGTACGTCGACTGGGCGCTGGTTCTCACTGGATTCTCTGGTGTCGCTCAGACCGCCCGCTCGACTGCCGACAGCGTCGACGCTGTCTCACTGAGTCTCCCCGCGCCGCCGACGAAGACCGTTCTATGCGTTGTCCAGTACGGCGGTGCCGCCGGGACTGACGGCATCTCTGATGCGTCGCCGTCCGGGTTCACGTTGGTCCAACTTGTCGGCCGCACTGGCAACATCACGTCACTGGAGGTGATGATCTTCGTCGGCGCGGCGCAGTCGATCAGCTTCAACATGGGCGGCGGCATACCCGGTGGGGCCGTGCTCAGTGGTGGACGTGACGCCGTGCTGCTGGAGTTGTCCTGATGCCCAACAGCAACCAGTTCGGCCCCCTCGACCCGATCTTCGACAATGAGAAGAAGAGGGGGGCGATCGACATCGGGAACTCATTCCCGAGTGAGCCCGACACCGGGTGCTCCTCTCAACTGTTCAGTGCCATCGTCGCGCTCAACCCGATCACGTACTTCACTCTCCAGGGCCCGTCAACTGACGCTCTGATCGATTGGGGATCAGCCGGGATGACACTGTCTGCGGGGGCCGGGGTCACGTTCGAGAATACCATCGGGGGTGACTTCTGCAGTTACGCCCGCGGCAACGGCGGTTCGACCGGTCGGTTGACTGGCTCCGATCTGGCCAGCCTTAGCCCGCAGGACGGCGGTGGGCTCACGGTCGGCATTCTCGCGCAGCGCGAGGCCAGTACGGCGTCACAGGCGGCGATCATCAGCAAGGCGACGGCCGCGGGGTCTATCAACGAGTGGCAGATCGGTACCGACGACGCGGATGCGACCGACATCACCGCCTGTTTGTACTCGGGTGGCGTCAATCAGTTCACGCGTCGTCGGCGCTCCAACACCGATGCCTTCCCCGTCTCGACATGGGTGATGATGATCGCTCGTTACGGCACGACCACGACCAGCACTCCAGATCTGCGTATCAATGGGGTCAATATCGCTGGACTCACGAATGAGACCGGTACTGCCATCGCGGGCAACGCCGCACCCCTGGAGATCTTCGGACGCGGTGGTTCGTCTGGCACATTCCTCGGGAGTGGCGCTCATCCGTTCACCATCGCTGGCCAGATCTCCGATGCTCAGTGCCAGACTATTGAGGACGCCGCCCGCGATGAGGGATGGCCGATCTGATGCCCAACAGCAACGAACTCGGTCCCCTTGACCCCATCTTCGACGTGGAGAAGAGCGTGGGCGCGATCGTCATCGGCAACTCGTACCCGGTCACATATATCGACCGCGTCGCGTTCGACTACTACTGGGACTTCTCGAACACCGCCAACTGGACCGGCGCACTCTTGACGGGGCAGAACCCGGAGGTCGGCAATCTCGCGATGAAGCAGATCGACTTCGCGAACGGGATGGGCCTGTCAACGATCAACGGGCTCACCTGCGCGGCCAACGTCGGTGGGTTCCTCTCGGTGCGCGGCGAGTGGGGTACGGACGCGAGTCTCCCAACATTCGACCCGCCCCTCGCGCTGTGCGGCACGTATCAGCGCATCGTCTCCGACGGGAACCAGGGTGTCTGCACCGCCATCGCTACGTACAACGTCCCGGGCGGGTCTGGCGCCACGCCCTACATCACCACGGGCATCCCAAATGTCGGCAGTCAAGTGGTGGGAACGGCTGTTACGTCCTTGGTTGCCACCACGGCCCCGGCGGACACGAGTCCACACGCAGTCTTCTTCGTCGTCGACGACCCGAACAGTGAGTTGTGGGTCGACGGCGTGCTGGAGGCGACCGGAAGTGTCGGCCTCGGCAACATCGTCTCGGGGAGGCGCGTCACGGTCATCACCAGCCCTAGCGCAGATGGCGGTGGTCCGGCCAGCGGCGGGGGGATACCGAACTCGAAGTGGGGTGAGGGCGGCCTCCACATCGGCACGCACCCTAGCGCGACTCAGATCATCAACTGGTTCACAGACGTCATGACGAAGTGGGGCGTCTGACATGGTATGGTGTCTCTGGTGACGATAGGACTGACGATACCTGGAGTGGAGACGGTCCACCCGCGCGAGACGATCGCGACCGCGTGCTACCCGATCATCGGGCCCGCGTTCGACATCCGCAAGGTCTGGCAGCCGCTCGCGCACTACACCGCCGCGATCGACCTGCCGGACGGCGACCTGGACGAGTTCGACTATCAGATCGGGCCGTATCTCAAGGCGGTCAACAAGGACTACTGGGATCACAGAGACGGAACGGGCATCACGACCTGCGGGACCTTCAAGCCGGGATACGCGATCGGGTACTCGTTCGCCGTCGACTGGCTCGGCGGCGCCTGGGAGCTCAGAGGATTCGACATCTTCCCGGCCGCGACGGCGAATCACAACACCTACACGTTCCCGATCCTGTTCTTGACGGACCTCCGCGACGGCGCGTCGGACCTGATGCTCGCCGCGGCTCGAGCCATCTGGCGCGAGGCGCGCAGGCGGTCCGGCAACGCCCTCTTCGTGGACCGGCCGAAGGGCCACCGCGAGGTGTGCGGCGGCTGCACGGCCTGCCCAGGCAATCCGCTCATCGCCCAGCGTGACGCCGGGCTCATGGACCTCGACTACCAGCCACCTCAGGAGGAACCTCCCATGGGGACCCTGCCCGCCCAGATCCGCGTCCTCGACACCCGCGTGAAGAATCAGCCTCTGAAGCCGATGGAGCCACGTCGCGTCAGCATCCTTCCGACGCCGCCTGAGTGGGCCGGCGCCGTGCGAGTCAACATCCTCGCGACCGAACCTGTCGCCGGCGGCTGGCTGTCGTTCGACGGGGGGACGACCACCAAGGTCAACTACGCCACGGGGTGGACCATCGCCAATGAGGTCAGTGTCCCGTTGAAGAATGACGGTACCTGGTACGTCGAGGTTACGGCGAACATCCAGACGCACATCGTGGTGGACGTCTGCGGCTTCGACAGTCTGATCTAGCGCCTCGGCGGGCAGATCGCGCCAAGCATAGGGCCCGGCACCGGGCAATGACTGTGGGTCGGACTCATCGGCGGGCACCACGTGCCGTCGCTGATCTGGAGGCACGGTGCGCAGCAGTCGTCGCGGTCGTCGCCGGTCTCGTACGCTGCCTCCGGGTGGTAGTTGCGACCGCAGAAGAATCTGTCTTGGACACAGCACACGACGTGCAGGCGCTCATCGCCGAGCTCGACGTCGAGGATCTCCTCGATGATGGTGACCGTTCCCGGTCCGTAGATGAGCGGCATGTCACTCGCACCTCGCGCCCCGAGGGCACGGCCTCGGCCTGACGAACGTAGCCGCGACGGGCGTCGCGAGAGCAAGGAGAATCAGGATCGCTGCAGACCGCCTCAGATTATGGTGTCTCGTCACGCCGAGTGTCACCGAGGGGTCCCGTACTAACCCTCGCGGGTGCTGCACCACAGGTAGCCGGCCCGGCGCTCGATGTGGCCTGCCGCCTGGAGCCTCTTCAGGACGTAGAAGACCTGACTCCGGCTCAGATCCGGGTCCAGCGCCTTCCGGAGGTCGCCGAGCCTGGTGCACAGTCCCTTCGCCTCCCTCTCCATGATCAGATCCAGCGCCTGCCGATCCCTCTCGACCACGACCGTCTTGCGCGGCGCGCCGATACCGTCTCTAGTCGTCATGTCTCTCCTCCTGAAGTCCTTCATTCCCCTCGTCGTCCCACCAGTACCGGCACTCATCGCACTCGTGACGTCCCTCGTGGTCGATAGGTCGACCGCAATCGCACGGTCCACTGATCTTCAGACACGGACCTTCATCGGTCATCACGTCGCCCTTCACGTCTTCCTCCTCGGCTTGACGTCGTACAGCCACTCGCGATCGCCGACCTCCTGGCCTGGTGGGAGCTCGGACACGTCGCCCTCGACGGCGAGCCTCAGGAATCGGCCGACGAACTCGCCAGCCTGGACCGTGATGCCCTTCCCCCAGTAGTCCTTGAGCCCTCGGTCGGTCTCCAGTGGGGCGATCCTCCACGTGTCCGGGAACCCCATCGCTCGGGCGACCTCGCGGTGGGTGATCCTTCGTGGCAGCCACGGGTGGATGACGTTGTTGATCGCGCCGCCGTAGATCACGTGCCCCGGCCTGTCGTGCCTCCACCGGATGACCGGGAAGTACCCGGACTCCCACTTCCGGTTGTCCCTGTGGTGCGCGATCTCGTCCGGCGTCCACGGGAAGTCCGGGTCGCCGTTGCGACTCTCGGTCCGCCTCCGGAGGACGTGCTCGTACGTCTCGCCTGGCGCCCACTCCTCCTGCTCGAGCAGGACCGCGATGCGACTCCCGCGCTTGTCGTCGAGAGGCGGTGACCAGTGACCGTCGGTGCCGTTGAAGGCTCGCACGCGGTGAGTCGCCCACAGCGACGATGGCAGGCTGCCGTAGTGCTGCCACTCCCACCGATCGGCGGGCATGTCCGCGAGGTCGTAGATCGCGTCGAGCCACGTCGCGCTCAGCGACACCGGCGTCGGGTCGATCCTGAACGGCACGCGGTGGCAGATCCAGAAGTAGCGCCTGCGGGTGCACGGGCCGCCCAGGGCCACCACGTCGTGCTTGAGGTGCGTGAGGTCCCACTGCTGGCCGGTGATCCCCTCCAGGTACGAGCGGAGGTCGCGCATCAGCTTTCGTCCGTCTGGTCTGGAGAATGCGGGGACGACCGACTCGAAGATCGCGATCTGCGGCATGACCTTCGCGGCGTAGTCGACGAAGTCCCACATGCAGTGGTTGATCGGGCTGTCGGCGCCGCGGAAGTCGGTGTTGGACGCGACGCTGAACCCGCTGCACGGCGGGTTGCCGGTCACGATCGGGACGTCGAACACCTCCCAGTCGCTCGGCTGGACGGCCTGCCACTCCCAGTCGTACCCGACCAGGTGCCGGTTCGCGTCCACGTTCGGGATGCCGAACCCGCCGACGTTCTCGACCTTGTGCACCATCCGCAACCCGGCCGCGGTGGCACCCATGTCGAACCCTCCGGCGAAGGTCTGGCATGCGACGAAGTCGACGGTCATCGACCCCCCGCATCGGTGACCTCGGCCCGGCCGGCGGTGACGATGTCGTCCGCCCGCTCGCGGATCGCCGTGACCAGTGCGCTGTCGTCTGAGAGACGGCGGAACTCGCTGACCTCCATCAGCACGAGGTCGTACGGTAGGAGTTCGCTCGGGTCGACCTCCTCGGTCTCTACGACCATGATGCCCTTGCGCTCCTCGGTGGGCGGCGCCTCGAAGATCTTGTTGTACCGGATCATGTGTTCTCCTCCTTCGGTGGCGGCCTGTGCTTGAGGACGACCACGACATCTACGACGTCGTCGACCTGGAAGGCGTGAGGCCTGCCGACAGTGTACGTCTGCGTGGACCGCTCGCCGGGCCAGTCCGGGTCTACCTTGCTCTCGCCGTCCCACACCTCGACGGCATCGTCGTGGACGGCGACGACCCTGTACGACATCAGACGTCCCACCCGTTCTTCCGGAGGACCGACGCGATGTTCGGCGCCTGCCAACCCTCGGGCTTGACGACGTCGAATGTCGACAGGCGGGTGGACTCCTCGGCGCGGAGGGCGCGGACCTTCGTCATGTTCGCACGCTGGACCTCGTCCCAACCGTCCTGCCACGGGAACCCCATGAGTTGTGCCGTCCCGAAGGTGACGTACGCGAGATCGATGAGCGCGTCGAATGCCTCGGCCTCGTCGATCTCGATCACCGCTCCGAACGCCGTGTCCACGACGTCGATGAAGATCTTCGCCACCTCGCGAGCGTCGTGACCCGTGCAGGCGGCGACGAACTCGCCGAGCTCTTCCGCGAGGAACTTGGCGCGAAACTCGAGGAGTTCTGCGTCTGGATTCCTTGGCCACGCCCGGGAGTGCGTGACGTTGTCGAGACCGAACCGCTCGTGGAAGTCCCCCACGTCGTCGAAGTTCGTCCCCATCAGAACGGCTCCTCGTCGGTCGAGCTGTAGACGGCGGGAGGTGCGGCGGCAGCGGCTTGCTGCTGCATCCACGCGATCTGCTCCGGCGTGTACTGGACGGTCGCGTCCGGCGCGGGAGCGGCGACCGGCATCACCGGGACCGGAGGCGCCGCGGGAGGTGCGGGTGGCACCGGCGGCTGCGGTGGGATTGGTGGTTGAGGCGGCACGGGGACTGGCGGCGCCACCGGCTGCGGCGGAGGCGTCTGGACGACACCGGGCGGCATGGGCGGCATCTGCGGCGGCACGGGTGCGGGCTGCGGAGGAGCCGGGACCGGCGGCATGGCGGGCGGCACCGGAGCCTGGATCTGCGGAGGCACAGACGCGGGCGGCACGGGGTTGAACTGCGGCTGTGGGGCCGGAGCGGTCGGCATCTGCGGGACGCCGGGCGCTCCCGGCATCGCGACGGCGCCCTGTCCCATCGGGGGCGAGTTGACGCCCGTGATCTGGTTGCGACCCGACCACTGGGTGTTGTCGTTGCGGATGCCGACGTTGACGAGAGCTCGGCGGCCCATCAGCGCCGCCGCGACCGAGGGCATCGGCGGGTTGGCCGCGAAGTACGCCCGATCGAGACCGAGCGCCGCCATGTGATCGAAGAAGAACCGGAGCGAGTCCGCGTTCTCGGCAGAGATCGTCTCGGTGTCGAACAGGATGCGCCCCGCGTGCGCCCCGTCCAGGATGCGGTACTGCAGCTTCAGTTGCGGCTTCCTCGTCGAGGACTGAGTCGCCTCCGACTTGCTGACCTCCACGTGATACGGGCCCGGCGGGACGGGCTGGAAGCCCTCCCCCGCATCCGCCATCAGCTTGTTGAAGTCGATTGTCGTCATGATGTCACTGTCTCCAATGTCTGGGGTGGTTGGTAATGCGGGTACACCGCATCGAGGATCTTGCTGATGTCCGGGTCGTCGATGACCGGGCCGACCCTGCCCTGGACTCGCTGGCCCGCCTCGTATGATGGGTGCTGATTGACCAGCAACTTACGGACCTCGACGGTCGGCTGTCCTTGCGCGTCAAGCATCATGTCCGTGTAGAGGTAGCCGACGATGTCCATCCAGTACGGCAGGGCAGTCTGGATCTGTCCCTGCATGTACGGTCGCCACTTGCCATCCGGCCCCTGCCTTGTCTCGGCGACGAACACCGCGACCCGGATCGGGTTGTACGGATTGATGGTCAGGTCGCGCAGACCGCGGATGACGTCGTCCATCCCGGTCAGGAGGTTGCCCCAGTCCTGCTGCTTCATGGACTCCGTGCCGACCAGATTCTTCTTCAGGCGACGCTGAATCTCGCTGATGGAGTCCACGTCGACCGTGACGAAGTCATGTTGTCCCTGCTCCAACCACATCCTGGCATTGACGAGGTTCTGCCACTCCATGACCGTGACGAGCGCGATGTCCCACGTGCCGTCCCACCTCGGCGGTGGTCCTGCAGGGTCCCAGGGGATGATCACGGGCCAACGCCCGTACTTCATCGCGAGCTGCTCCGACGAGGCGAGGAACTTGCTGCCGCCCTCAGCGTCGAACTTGATGATCGGTCTCGGAGCGGACCCTGTGAGAGTCGTCTTCCCGATCTTGGAGTGCGCGTGGATGAGGACGCTCAGCGTCCTCGGGTCATACGTCATTCGTCACGTCCTGTCTGTAGCGCTCCATTGGGTCGCCCTCCTCATAGAGAGATTGTAGCATGTCCTCGGCGCGACTGCCATCATCCAGCATGGAACATACGGCGAAGAACTCGCACTTCCAGTGGCAGTCGCGATTCGGCCGAGGGTACACGACGACGTGATGCTGCTCGCCGGACTCTAGACGCCGCTCGACCTCCTGGATGTCCCGGATGACGCCCATCACCTTCCACCACGCGCTCTCCAACTCGGTCGGCGTGAACATGTGGTCAGCTCGGTCATAGAAGGGCGGCTTGGCGGCGGCGGTCCGCTTGACCTTCCGGATCATGTTCACGACGGCGCCGTCACTCCGAAACGCCGGGAACACGGCCCGCTTGAGGATCTCGTACAGGAGGCGCTGCTCGTCCTGCCGCAGACGACGGCGGAGATCCGCGAAGTCGCCGGTCTTGTGGTCCATGTCCAGCCGCACGCCGTCGTGAATGCGCTCGACGATGGTGTCCATCTTGCCGGCGATCGACAGGCCCGGCGCGAACTCGTACTCGATCGGCACCTCTGACGCGAGCACTCGGTAGTCCGCGTCGGCACCAGTCTCGCTGATCCACTGGACGTAGCCCTCGATCATCGCCCTGGCGAGGTCCGCCTCCTTGTCGAACTCCTTCAACTCGAGCTCGGGAGTGAGTGCCTCCTCCATCCAGCCGAGTTGATCAGACGGCAGCGTCAACTTGGAGGCGACCACGGCGCGGTCCGCTGCCAGCACCTGCTCGAGCCGGATGCGAGGATCGAGCGGCGTCTGCCCGTCAGGCACGTACCATCCGGCGAGCGCCTGGTGCACCCTCGTGCCGAGCGGAGCCGCTCCTGTCTTCTTGCCGAACTTGGGCCGGAGCCGACGGTAGTGCCCCAGCCACCACTTGCGCCGGCAGTCCTTGAATGTCTGCATCTCACTGTTGGTGAAGTATCTCACGGGCGATGTTCTCCCAGGTGCCAGCGCAGACGACGGCAGGTGATCGAGCCGTACACGGCGATCTCAGTGCCGTCCGTGATAGTGCCATTCTCCTCGATGCGATCAGGTTGTCGAATGGACCAGATCATGTTTCCGCGGGCGAGCCACTTCCGGCAGCGGATGCGGAACAGACGTCTCATATCCCTGTGTCCCACTGCTTGTCCGGGTGGACTGCCACCTGATACGCGCTCGCGGCTCGCGCGATCGCATCGAGTTTCTGATCCGCATCTTTTTGCGGACGGAGCGTGTTGCGGAACGTCCACCGGAGTGCGGCGTCGATGAGGTTCTGGGTGAGTTGCTCGATCTGACTCGGCGTCCCTCCCCCCACGTCGTGGACGTCGATCTCGATGTCGTATCCCGGCCCGTGGAACTTGTGAACGGTCATGGCCGCACCCACAAGCTCGCGTCACCGAGATCGACTCGAGCCGTCTGATCCGGCACGGTAATCGCATGCCCAGACAACGTCGTCCCAATCCGTTGTCCCTCACTGAGATAGCCATTGCCGACGGACGGACCATTGCAACCACTCGCACCGCCGCAGACGTCGCCACGATGACGACCGTGCGAGCAGCGATCGAGCTCGGATAGGAGTGTGACGGCGTCCTGCATCTTGATCAGATCCGCGCGCCGGACGATCTTCCACTCTTCTGGGAGATCGCTCTCGACAAGATTGCCATTCCAACTGATGTGAACATGATACGTACTCATCTCGTGAACTTCCCTCTGTGCTTCTCGATCTCCTGGTTGAATCGCTTGGCCCTGTCAGGATCGGCGTCTGGGTAGCCGCGGGTGTGCAGTTCGTTCCAGACGTCCTCCAACGAGTAGCGGGTGCGGATCTTCGGATGAGGCGGTGGTGAAGTTGAGAATGGGTCCCACCCGCCCTTGAAGAGCAGATCGCGCACCATGTTGTACTCGCCGGTGTAGGGCAGGCTGACGCACTCCTCGTGTCGCTCCTCGAGGCGTTCTCGGATCTGTCGGACGCGATGCCACTGGTGGTCGACCGTCGCCTCCTCGTTGATGCCCTTCCCGGTGGGTCCACGTCCGCCGTTGCGACTCATGATCCGCTCCCGGCAGACCTCGAGCGGCGTCTCCATGAACGCGAACGTGATGGCTCCAGGAGGTCCGAGTCGCTTCCGCAGTTCGTGGTAGCGACCGATCGCGAGTGACGCCATCATCGACTCGAACAGGACGTGTGGGTAGATGGCGCAGTTCCGCTCGAGCCACAACGTGACGAGTTCGGTCTTGCCCGGCATGAGCATGTCCATGCCGCCGGTCTTCGCGGTCGTCGCGTACGGCCCGACCACGAACAGCCCGCCCGCGACGAGGTGCCCGACCTGCCGGGGCTTCACCTTGTTCCAGCCGACCTTCTCCCACACCTCCACGGACGGGTAGTCCTTCAGCAGTTGGTAGACGTTCGTCGACTTGCCGCTGCACGACGAGCCCCTGATGTTGAGGATCACTAGAACATCTCCTGTCGCTGGACGTCGTCGATCTTCGCGGCGAACTCCTCGTATGACATCGCGATCCACACCACGATGCCGTTGCTCCGCTGGTCGATCGCGACCTCTGTCCGCGTGGCGTCCGCCTCGCCCCCGCTCGCGTGGATGATGTAGCGGGTGTTCAGCATGATCTCCTCGACCTCACCCTTGCTGTTGATCTGCGGCAATCTGATGATCATCTCGGCCTCCCGAGCGCGTGAAGGTACTCCTCGAAGTAGATGTTGTCGATGGCCCGAGGACGGCACTGACGCACCCACAGCATCGCCTCGTCGCCGGTCCAATTGTGGATCTCGCGGACAACGAGTGCCCCGATGAGACCGGATCTGTTGCGCCCAGCGTTACAGTGGAGGATCGTGAAGAGTCCCCGATTCATCATGCTCAACGCGGTGTCGCGAGCCTGAATCGCGTACGGCTCTCTCATCTTCCCGTCCGGGATTGGGATGTGAGACCACCAGCCGACACGCTCGATCACGGCCTCTGACGGCCTGCGATGACAGAGGGTGATCAGCCCGTGGCAGGACTCCAGGCCCCACTTGTCCATGTGGGTGACGGCCGGGAACGGCGCCATGCTCAGTCGCTCATGCAAGGCCCAGGGCACGTACCACCTCCATCTGCTGCTCTTCCAACTCGGGTCTGACTCCCCACCATGACGGGTCGCCGCGCTCTCCGAGATACTGATGAGGATAGAGACGACTGCGAAGACCATAGAAGTCGAACTGCTCTTGCATCGCGTCTCCTCCCTCGAGACCGTAGTGGCCGATCGCCTTCCCCCAGTGGCCGAGTTCGCTGTCGTGCCTGCCGGCCGCGTACTTGCCGCGGAGTGTCTGCCCGTAGATGCAGAACATGGTCTCGATCTGGAACCAGGACACCGGTACCTCGAGTCGCATGATGATGCCCTGCCTGATTCGCTCTGCGAGCTCGTCCACGTCGCGACTCGCGTTCCGGTCGGTCAGCAACTTCTTGTCGGTCAGCAGATGCTCGTGTTCCGGCATCATCAACGCCATCGAGCGACGTGGGAACTTCGCGTCGCGGGGGACGATCGTGTTCTGTGGTGAGGACATCAGATCGGCCTGGTACATCGTCTCGAGCAGCTTCATCGTCGCGTACCGTCCGAAGTACGGCACCTCGTCCGTGACAGACTTGAGAACCTCCGCGTACGACCGATCCTTCATCTCCTCGTACCTGCCCTCACACCAGCGCAGCCACCCGCTGGCGCAGGTCATGAACCTCGGCCAACTGCCCTTGACGGGCCGGCGCTCCTTCCGGATCGGCAGCCCCTTGCCGTGCTGCTCCAGCCACGGCCCCCAGGACATCGGGTCAGGCTTGCGCTCCCAGAGGCGCCACAGCAGGGCGGCGCCAGCGCACGTGTACGGCACGACGAACAGGCCGGCGAGCTCGGGTCCTCCGATCGGATGCGCCTTGATCGCCTCCGCGGTCAACTTGACCTGCGGGTCGGGCCCGCCCGCGTCCATCTCGATCCGGCAGAACTCGGTGAAGAGCTTGCGGTGGATGGGTGCTGCCTCCTCAGGCGACATGGCCAGCCCTTCTCAACTCGGCCATCACGTGGTGATATGTCGGTCCGTTGCTGCAGAGGAGATCGAGGACTCGCTTCTCGAGCGGAGCGTCTGCCGGCTGCCCTCGCCACCTGGCACGGAGCAGCGGTTCGTTGACGGAGCCGAATCGTCTGATCGCGCCGATGACGACGTCCTCCGGGTCGGGCAGCGGGTCAGATTCCTCGGCGTGCGACGTCAACTCGAGGTACTCGTCGGCGCTGAGGATCACGATGTGCACGTGGCGCTCCTCGCCGTCCGCGTCTTGGTCGGCGTCGCAGGCGTCGATCTCGTCGATCGAGTGGTCCGACCCTCCCGTGTAGTCGTGCCACTGATTCATGTGGAACACGTTGATGCTACCCATGTCCTGTGTCATCTCCTAGTGTCGGATCGATCAATGTCTTCATCGTGAAGAAGTCCTGACGGATGTCGTCGATGGTGCTCGTCCAGTCGCCGCCGTCTCGCCTGATCTCCTCGAGACGACGCAACTTCTCGTGTACTCTGCTGATCTGCCACTCCTCGATCGTGCCCTGGGCCATCACGTCGATGACGTGGATCTTCTCGTGGATCTCGCTGCCGATCCGGTGCACCCTGTCCTCCGCCTGGAGGTTCCGGATGGCGGACCAGTCCCGCTGGAGGAACACGATGGTATCCGCCGCGGTCATGGTCAGGCCCGTGCCGCCGGCGCCGATCGTGAACAGGAGGACGCGGAGGCGCCCGGCCTGGAACTCATCGAGGTACCGCCGGCGGTCGAGCTCGTGGACGTCGCCGGTGATCAGGCCATGAGGGATCTTCTCCTTCTCGAGTCTGGCCGACGCGAGGTTGATCAGCTGCTTGCTGAGCGCGCAGGCGACGACCTGCCGGCCCTCCGTCTCGGCGAGGACCTCCATCAGCACGTCCACCTTCGGACTCGGCTCGATCATCCGGTACGTCCCGTCCGGCTCGGTGGTGCCGTACGCGGACGACATCTGCAGGAGTCGGGTGGACTGCACGAGGGTGTTCGACGCGAACGCGATCGTCCCGTCCTCGAACCTGGTGATCATCTGCTCGTCGAGCTCCTTGTACGCCTTCAGCATCTTCTCCGGCAGTGTCGCGTAGCGAGTGGACCTGTACTTCTCGGGCAGCCACGGCGCTGCCTGCGCCTTGGTCACCCTGCGGTAGCGGGCGTCGAAGAAGGAGAAGAACTCGACGGCGTTGTCTTGCCTGAGACCGACGATGTCCAGCCCGCCGAACGCGTTCCAGCTCAGTTGCGCGTAGCGATCGAGGAACGCCGAGCGGACCGGGTACTCGGCAGGCGCGATGGCGTGCATGATAGACCACAAGTCGCCGACATGATTCGCGATCGGCGTGCCCGTCGTGGCGATCCTGCGCGTGACGGACGGGTCGTGCATGACGGCCCAGCAGGCGCGAGTCTGCTGACTCTTCGGGTCCTTCAGCGCCTGCGCCTCGTCGATGAGGACGGATCGGATGACGCCGGTGCCGTTCAACTCCTTTGGGTGCGCGTGGCACTGGGCCGGTTTGACGGCCTCGTCCTCACCGCCGCAGGCGACGCACCGCTTGAGACGGACGCTGCCGTACGGCGCGAGCCTGCTGTGCGAGCGGAGGCCCTCGTAGTTGATGACGATCAGCGCGGTCGGGTCGGCGAGAGCTGCCCTGAGGATCTTCTGCCGACCCGCCGCGCCTCCTGTCACCACGTAGACCGCCGTGCCAGGCATCCACTTCTTCGCCTCTGACTCCCACACGCGCTTGACGCTGTTCGGGCAGACGATCAGCGCCGGCAGCGCACCCTCCAGGGAGCGGAGTGCGACCTGACAACTGATGGTCTTCCCCGTGCCCATGTCGTTGCCGAGGAGCATCCCGTCGCCGGCCCAGTACATCCAGTAGTAGTCGCAGAGTTGCCACGGGTAGAGGCCCGACGCGGACGCGTCCAGACCCTCCACCTCGACGAGAGATCGCCACGCCTTCGCGCGCTCCATCGCCTGCCTGCGCTCCTCGGCCCACGCCAGGACGTCATCCGCGGCGGACATCCGGCCGGCGAACGTGTTGCCGAGCTGGATGAACGCGACGATCGTCCGCGGCACGTGCCACGTCTTGCGGTGACTATCCCATCGGGCTCCCGGCACCTGCCGGATCAGCTCCTTGTCGGACCAGTCGCAGGCCACGTCCAAGCGGTCATCGAGAGACGAGAAGGTCAGGACGGGCATCAGCCGCGAGGCCTCCACCAGCCGAGCTCAGACAGACCGTGCCCGCGCTCCCACAGGTACAACTCTGTGCCACCACCGACCCAACGCTGACTTCCGTGCGTCGTCGGCGTGTCGCGGAGCGGGTAGGCGATCACCCTCTGGATCGCGTCGAACTCGCAGTCGGGACGGCAGTCGCGACGCTTCTCATCCTCCTTGCGGAGTGACAGCACGATCTGCTCCTGGACCTTCTCGGTCAGGTCGCCGTTGTGGTAGCGGAACCCGACCGCCCTGTCCTGAGGGTCCATGCCGAAGAACACCCACGTGGTCATGGTCAGCTCTTCTGCGCGTTGAGGAGAGCGATCAGGAGCGCGAGGGCCTCAACCTCTTCCGCTGACAAGGTCAGCGACCAGTGCCCCTTGTTCGCTACAGCGACTCTCTTCGCGACGTCCGTCATCCGCTCTTGGATGGTCGTGATCTTCAGCGCGGCGTCGACGGCGCTCTTCAGTATCGCGATCATGTCGTCGACGGTCGACGTCTGCTCAACCTTCGGCTCATCGCGTGGTGGCATCGCAACGAGGCACCGCTTGCACGTGACCTCGTGATTCCATTGTGTCGTCTTGAGACTGCCGTTAGCGGATGCCTTGACCCCGCAGAGGGTGCGATCGAGAATCCTGAGGTGAGTTGTCATCGTCATGCTAGAGATTGTATCATCTCTTCGCGTGCCTGTCCAGCGGTAAACGACACTATCCCCAGGATGAGGTGACGGATCGCGTCGCGAGCGTGGTCCTGACCTGGCACCCACAGGCCAAGCTGTCGGAGCTTGGTGTCCGTGGCGAATCGCTTCGCGGAGGATGGCGTCTGCATCTCGAGACGTGACCCGCCTCGTCGGGCGAGGAACTTCACCGCGCCGATCACCTCCATCGGCTCCGGTTGCGGGCTCTTCCGCGCGGTATGAGCGGTGACCGTGAAGGACTCGACGACGAACAGCGTGCGAGGGTCGCAGAAACCGTTGTCAGCGACCATGTCGAGGAACTCATCGGCTGTATCCTGACCCGTTATCATCGATCGGCGCCAATCCGCGCCTGGAGTCAGAAGTGCTGGCTCGAGACACGCCCACGCCCACCCGGTCATCTTGCCCGGGTCTACCGCGAACACCCACGTCGGGTCAGGCACGCCGTCTCCTCTCCCGCTTGCGCCGATTCCGGTACTCTGCGTACTCGGCATCGTACGCTCTCCTCGTCCCGACGCACCGCTCGCAACGGCAGCCGTATGAGTAACCGGTCAGGCCCATCAATGTCGGGAACATGCACGCGTTCTCGTCGTCAGTGAGGACGCGATTCCGGAGGATGCCGTTGCGCCGGTAGACCGCTCGAGCCGAGGTCACAACTTGAAGTCCTCCTTCTGTCCCCACCGGTGTCCCACAGAGGGAGCGACCGTGATGGGGATGCTGATCAGGTCCGGGTCTGCCATGATCTGACAGGCCTCCATCGCGAACTCACGCAGACCTTCGGTCGGCGCGTCGAAGATGATCTCGTCGTGGACGGGGAGGACGAGGTACGGACCGAAGCCGGCCATGTCGAGCTCGACGAGCTTCATCTTCAGCAGCTCCGCCGCGGCGCCCTGCACCAGTTTGTTGACGAGCGTGTACTGCTTGTCGTCGTCCATCGGGTGACGCCGGCCGGTGAGCGGACTGCGAGCGTACGCGACGCCCTCGAGCGCCAGCCGATCCAGCGCCTTCCGCTCCACCATCTTGCTGAGACTCTTCAGCCCGTACCGCTCGTCGATCTGGTCGTACATGTACTGCCCGTACTCTGGCGACAGGCCGGCCGTCTTCGCGAACTTCGCGGCGCCGGCCCCGTAGCCCTGGGCGTAGAAGGCGTTCTTGGTGTGCTGCCTCCGCTCGTCGCCCTTGCCCATCGTCGCCTCGGCGAAGAGCTCGCGGGCGGCGTGCGTGAACACGTCCACGTCTTGGTCCGCGAAGGCTATTCTCAGGCCCTCGCTGCCCGCGAGGTGACCGATCCACCTCAACTCGATCTGGTCATAGTCCACCATCAGGAGAGTGTGCTCCGGAGACGCGACGAGACAGTCCCGGACGGCGATCGCGTTGGCGTTCGACTCGGACCGTCGGGGCAGGTTCTGGAGGTTCGGGTCCTGCATCGTCATCCTGCTCGTCTTGGCGCCGCACGACCTGATGCTCGGTCGCAGCCGAGGGTCGTCGTCGGAGGTCCGCTCGAGGAAGTGCTTGATGTACGTGTTCGCGAGCTTGCTGTATTGGCGGTGTTGGAGGACGACCTGGGCGAGCGGATGGTCGATCGGTCCGAGGATCTCCTTGTCGAGCGCCACCGCGCCAGTCGCCGTCGTCTTGTCGAGCGGCACTCCCTCCGCGATGAGTCGCTGAGCGACCGAGGCGTTCTGCGACGGCCTGACGTCGTAGTGCATCTTGCACCAGTCGCTAAGCTGCTGCGCGCAGGCGCGGAAGTGATCGAAGTGCTGCTGCGCGAACGGCCTGTCGACGTACACGCCGTTGTCCTGCATCTTCGCGACGACCCAGGCCGCCGCCGCCTCGAGGTCGTACGACCGGCGAGAGTCTGTCGCCGTCAGGCGCGCGTCGAGGATCGGGTCGACGCGAGCGGTCAGCACCGTGTCCATCGCCCCGTACTGCCAATACGGTCCGTACTCGACGGGAACGTCGTCGAATCCCCAGGTGCCGCCCTTCAGCTGATCCTGCAGCGCGGCGGCCATCGGGTCCACGTGCCGGACGGCTAGGTTCTTCAGCCCGACCGACATGTTCGGCTCCAGGACGTGCGCCTTCAGGATCGTGTCGTCGACTCGGTCAGGCGTGAGCGTGATGCCGCAACTGTTCCGGAGGATCGGTGCGTCGTACTGGATGATGTTGTGCCCGACGATCCTGCCGGTGTACCTCCGCAAGACCTCCTCGAACACCCCGCCCCACCGCACCCACGGTATCGCCCACCCGTGCATCTCGTCGCCGACCTGCGCGAGCCTCACCACGTCGTGCTTCACGTCCAGGCCCGTCGTCTCCGTGTCCACCGCGATCGAGCCAGCCCGCCGCTCGCCGAGCCAGGACATCAGCGCGTTCGCCGTGTCCAGGTCGTCGACCAGGTGCAGCTTGACGTCGGCGAGACTCACCGCAGCCCGAGCTTGCGACTGCACGCGGGCCAGGCACCCCAGCCCTGCACGTCCAGGAGTCGCTCGGCGGCAGTCATCTGGTCGATCTTGTTCGCCAGGTGCGGGTACGACGCGAACTCGGTGCCGCCGACCGCCCTCCAACTCGACAGCGCGAACTGCAGACCGCCGTAGTAGCCATTGCCCGTGTTGATGCCCCAGTCTCCGCCGGACTCACACTGAGCGAGACGCTCCCACTCCTCGAAGTGCTCGACCGGCGTGGGAACGGTGTCGGTCACCTGAATCTGCGGCCCGCGGTCCGCGGTCTCGCCGAGTCCAAGAGACGCCTGCGTGACCGGGCCCGCGATGCCGTCCTCGAGGAGGCCGTTCGATCGCTGCCAGGACCGGACGACGCGCGTCGTCTGCGGGCCGTACACGCCGTCCACCGCGATGGTATAGCCGAACGACTTCAAGACGAGTTGCACCGCACGCGTCTCGCCCTCGGGGATGGGTGACAGCCGGGCCGGGGGTGCCTTGGCCGCGGGGGCAGCAG